AGCAACCGGCGACGACTCAGCCAAGGCGCTAGCTCGTACAGCATCAGACTCAGGCGATGCGGCAATCGTTGCACCATGGGTCGGATACGTCAACACACTAATCGCTAACAACCGCCCAACCGTTTCGGCGTTCAGCCGTCAGGCTCTACCAGCAACCGGTCTAACCGTTGAATACGCGAAGATTGACGCTAACACTCTTGCAGTTGGCGAGCAGAACCCAGAAGGCGAAGCTCTATCATTCGGTAACTTGACATTCGAGACCGTATCAGCAACTGTAAAGACTTACGGTGGTTACACTTCATTCACCAAGCAGTACGTTGAGCGTTCACAGGTCAACACCCTTGACCAGGTATTCCAGGGTCTATCACTTGCTTACGCAGGTGCAACCAACGCCGCTCTAGTAGCAGCAATTGGTGCTCTTGACTACACCAACAAGATTTTCGACGCAGACGGTGGAACCGCATCATCACTTGCAGAGGGAATTGCAAACGGTGCAGCATACATCTACGCAAACACCGGCCTACGCCCAGAGTTCATTCTCACCGGCGTTGACGGCTACGTGAAGATCGCTAAGGTTGCAGCTGGCGACGGACGCCCAGTGTTGCTAACCGACGGCGCTGGCGTAAATAACATTGGTTCAGCAGACATCCCTGGCCTACGCGGTCAGGTATTCGGCTTGCCAATCATCGTTGACCCAGCAATCGGAACCGGTGTTGTATACATGGCTAACAGCGCAGCTGTAATGACCATGGAATCAGCAGGTGCTCCAGTACGCCTAACCGACGGCGACATCACCACCTTGACCGATTCAGTATCTGTCTACGGCTACATGGCAATCGCAACCCCACGCGTGGGCGCAATCGTCAAGCTGGACGTAACCGCTTAGTAGGTAAAAAATGTCAGTGACGTTGGAAGAGTTCCAGGCATATCTTGGTACAGACGAATCGACATTCCCACAGGAATGCTTGACCGCCGCCCAAGAAATGGTCAACCGCTACCACGGTGAAATAACTATCCCAGTGGCAGTACACGACCAGGCAGTATACATCTGCGCCTCGGAACTCTACCACCGTCGCTCGGCACCTAACGGCGTCGCACAATTCGCATCTATGGACGGAAGTCCAGTTCGAATCGCCCGCGATCCAATGGGAGCCGTTTACCCACTGCTATTGCCTTATGTAGGTTATGCAATCTAATGACTAACGAAATCACAAGCGCAAAAGTCGAATTCAAACTCGACTTAGACGCAGCCGGCATCAACGTACTGGACTACGTTCCAGAGCGCATCGTGCCGCCAATTGTGATTATTAACAGTCGTTCACCGTACCTACTAGCGGCAGACGTTGGCGCAGAGTTTACCCTTGGACTTGAGTTAGTCCTAGTGGCAGCTACAGCTACCAACAAACAAGCGACCGAGAAACTAGACGAGCTAATCTGCGACACTGTAAATGCGTTGCCAGGCTATGCCCGTTTTGTTTCAGTAGGTCAGCCATACAATATGCAGACCAACAACGCAGAGTACCTTGCGGTTTCTGTACTAGTTGATCTAAACATCACAATCTAGGAGAAAGCCAAATGGCAGCATCTACTCGTATTACAGCGAGAAACATTATTTTCAAAATCGGCACAACCGATTACGCGTGCGACGCCACTTTGGTTTCGCTTGAACTAGGAGACGCACCAGGCGATGTGCAGACCTTCTGCGAGGGTCGCGTTGGTGGAATGTGGACTCTAACTCTTGAGGGAATTACCTCTGGAGACTCTGCAAGTCTTTACCGTGTGCTATGGGCTAATTTCGGCACAAACGTAGCGTTCACCATTGCACCTAACGGAAACGCAACCGAATCAAGCAGCCAGCCACACTACAAGGGCACCGTACGATTCACCGAGCTACCACCGCTATCGCTAAACACTAACGAGACCGTCAAATTCTCTGTAGCGTTGCCAGTTGACAACTCAACTCACAACCCTTCAGGCGGCGTCTACTACGGTGTAACACTCGACGCTTCAGCATAACCATGGCTGACCCGGCTGGCATAAAGGTCAAGGGCTACAAGTCAGCGATTAAGGCACTGCAAGAAATCGGAGTACCGGCAAGCGAAATCAAGGCCGCCGGTTCCGAGGCTGGTGAGATAGTCGCTAATGAGGCTCGTAGTCTTGTGCCAGTCAGGTCAGGCAATCTACGCAACACAATCCGAGTAAGTAAAGCTCTCAACAAAGTATCGGTTTCTGCCGGTAATAATGGACGCGTTCCATACGCTAACCCAATCCACTGGGGTTGGTTCAAGCGCAACATAAAGCCGCAACCATTCTTTGTAAAAGCCCTCGGAATAACCCGTGATCAGGTTTATCAAAACTATTACAGGTCTATCGATAAACTAATCGCAACTAACGCTACGAAAGGCACAGATGAGTAATGAAACAAACATTCTCGACGTTCTAACAATTGACGAAATCGAGATTCTAGAACAAATGACTGGCAAGGATGCCAGTGATTTATTCGGCACTGGCAAACTAAGCGCCAAGACCAGCAAGATTATGGTCTGGCTACTTATGCGCCGCAAAGATTCAAACGCAGACATCGCAGAAGCTGGAAAACTAACGATTCCAGAATCTAGCAAATACATAAAAGAGTTTGTGCAAAACTACCCAAAAGCGTTGTTGTAAGATTCCAAGCAGAGCGCCTGGCTAGTTTCTGTATCGCAACAGGGCTAACACCAGATGTTTACCGGAGTCTTACAGGAGCAGAATACGCCGCAATTGTTAGACTACTAACAGAGAGGAACGAATGAGTTTAGTCCTAAATGTCGAAATCCTCGGTGAATTCAAGAATTTAACCGCGGCTACAAAAGGCGCACAAACATCGCTATCAAGCCTAAATAAAGCGACTGCCAGTATCTCAAGAAAAATGACCGGCGCTCTGGCGGCAATCGGTCTAGGATTTTCGCTCCGAACAGTTATCAACGAACTTGAAGAATCTGCAAAGGCAGCCGTAGAAGATTCCAAGAGTCAACAAATTCTGGCTCTGGCTATGGAAAATACGGGCATGGCTAGCGCAAAGAATGTCCAACAAGCGGAATCGTTTATTGCATCAATGCAAACTACTGCTGCAGTCGCAGACGATAAACTCCGTCCGGCTTATCAGAAACTATTTATTGCAACTGGCGATGTAACCGAAAGCAACAGACTGCTAAAAATTGCCCTCGACGCCAGTGCGGCAACGGGTAAAGACTTGGACACAATTAGCCAGGCTATGGCTAAATCTTTGGCTGGTAGCGATACAGCCCTAAACAAGCTCATTCCGTCGCTCAAGGGTTCAAAGACTCCTATCGATGACATGGCTGCGGCGTTTGCTGGTGCTGCAGAACAAGCCGCGAACACCGATCCATATGCTCGTATTTCAGTCATATTCCAAGACATTCAAGAACAAATCGGAATGCAACTTTTGCCGGTGCTAAACGATTTTTCAACATGGTTAGCCACTCCAGAGGGTCAAGAAAAAATGCAACAACTTGTTGACCTGGCTAAAGATGTAATAGCTAATTTCTCAGCTATGGCTAAATGGGTACTTGACAACAAGGACTGGCTTGTACCTATGGTTGCAGCCATTGGAACCGTTACAAGCGCATGGAAAATTGCAACAGGTGCAGTCGAGGCTTATAACGCAGCTGCAGCGATTATTGGCGCAATCGGTGCTGGCGCTGCTGGTGTACTCGGTGGAGCTGCAGCAGGTGCCGCCCTCGGTGGTTATCAGCAAGGACAAATTACCGGACAGACATCTCAAATTTATGCGGGCGCTCTCGGAATCGGCAAACCAACTCCAACTCAAAATGTAACTATAAATGTAAAGAGCACTCAATCCGCTCAAGATATTGCTGCAGTATTAGCTCGTTCAACAAAGACTAATGGAGTCACGGTTTTCCGAGGTCTGTAAATGACAACAATCGCTAACTTCGACATTGCTACCGACCTCAAGGTCGAATTCTTTATACCTAACGCAGCTGGCGACACGTTCATTCTCGGAGTATCCGAATTGGGCGGCACCGACCTGCTAAGTGGCTCCGGTGAATTCATCCTGGGTTATTCGCTCCTCGGGGGCAATGACGTACTCGCAACCGGCGACGGTGCTTATTCGTTCATCTGGGAACCAGTGGAGGCAGACGCTACAGCGTTGCAAACTTCATTGGGTGGTTCGATTAGTAATAACTACACCTTTAGCCCGGAATCTGGTAGCGCCAGCATTTCTATGCAATCCACAACCTACGATCCAACAAACAATTCTGCCATTCGCTCCGGCACACCAGTACGCGTCCGCCTAGACGACGGTATAGTCGACCAAATCATCTACTCCGGTTACATCGACAGCATCAACGTAACCTACAGCCCAGAGGGGCTAAACCAGATTCGCATTAGCGCCTACGACATTTACAAGCGCCTAGTTAACAGCCGTATAGCAGTCTGGGATACCACCGACTACGGCGACAGCATCACTCCATTGGAACAAATCGAAGAGGTCGCGCTCGCGGCTGGAATGGCAGTCTCTGGCGATTCAGACGACCCACCCGGACTAATCCCTACCGAAATTAAAACTAACGCGACGGCTAACACATTCATCAACGACGCAATCGAGGTTGGTCTAGCTCTTATCTGGATAAACCCAGAGACTCAAGAAATCGAGTTCCGTAGCCGACCTAAAGCTGCGACCGGTGGCTCTACGACTTACTGCGTCGGAAATAACCACTCGATTGATCCATATCATCTTTGTATGAGCGACATAGCAGTGCTAAGCGACCAGGGTCTAAACGT